GGCTAATCATGCCGTTGGAGTCTAGAGTTCCTGTAGCTTGTAGCAACATTCGCTCAAAGTCTTTGGCAGTTGCAAGGTTGTTTGGATCAGTCTGTCCAAACTTAAACGGATACAAAATTTCGCTAGGAGAACCATTGACCAGAATAGCTTTTCCAGGCTTTACCTCAAACTTCATACCACGAGGCAAGCGAGTTGCATCCATCGCCATCATGGGGGAGGTACTCAATGCCAGTGAATCTAAGTGGCTGCGGGTCTGAGCATCAATGGCCTTTTGCATATTGAATGCTTTTTCCACCGTACCACGACCAAGCAACCTGTTTGGCACAGTATCGTCTTGGTAAGACAGAACTGGCCTGTCTTTCATCATGTATGGATTTTCTTCAGCCTTTAACAGCATTCCATCATTGGCAATCACGACAATAGCCTCAACCATGTCGGTGTAGTCTTCTGCCGCTGAGTTTTCAGGGAACAATTCAACAATATCCTTGTTCTCTTTCATGTTCTCAAGGTACTCACGGGGAACTAGCCCGTAGTAAGTCAACAAAAGAACCTTCTCATCCTGATACTGGCTTACTTCTTGGGTAGGTTCTAGGTCAGTATCTTCACTGGCAGTACCAATGTCCACCTTACGGTAGATTCCACGTTCAATACCTTGCACAACCTTATGAATTGAAACGTATTTCTCTATCGCTACCCCCATACAATCGTCAATGGAAGTACCATTCGGGTCGAATAGAAAATTCTTGGGGTTGACAGGCATGATCTTGACAGAAATTCTGTCTCGCTCCATCACGCCAATAGCTGCCTGACCCTGTTGATTAGGAATAGGTCGAGTCGAGGGAACATACTCAGTTTCAGTCTTGACAACAATCTCGCCAATGCCTGTCCCATAGATTTCAGCCATCAATTCAATCTGGTCAATAGCTTTTCTGATTTTGTCCTTCTTGAAATCCTCAGTGAGTTGAGCCTTAATTATCTCAACATCAATGGGATTCCCGTTTACATCTTGGATATTGTCTTCAATGTCAAAGAAGTCACCTTGACCAAAGATGGCTTCCATGATCTCAGCGTGACGAGTCTCGACTGCTTGTTGAGTAGCAGGAGTTACGATTCGGCTGCGTTCTGACTCACGGGTTTTGTCTTCAGATGCCCATTGACCACGGAAGATGCGCTCGTACTCTAGGTAGGAGGGCAGGAAGTTAGTGTCTCTGTAGTCACGCCACTTGTCGCAGTGGCTAGTGATGAAATCGGTCAGTTCTTTATCAGCCTCAGTAGGCTCATAAAATTCGTTCTGTTCAAGTTTGACTTCTTTATCTGTTGCCATTTAATTCCCCGAAATAATATCTAGAGGCTCCCACTCATCTTCTTGGTCATCAACAAAGTATGAGGTTACAGCCAGTTGGTCAATGTAGGAAAGGGCATCAGGCAAGTCATCATGAACACCAAGGGCTGGAAACATCAAGAGTTGATCTTTGAATTCATCCCAATCTTCCTCAGAGTTCAGCACAATACGCCCATGCTCAAACCGTCCTTGGAGACTCCAGATAATCCTGTCAGTCTTTTTCCTGTTGCCGTGCGTCAAGTCAACTATGTGTGAATATACATTATTTTTACGCATTAAGTCACTCAAATACGGCAAAACTGCGTTTTTTAATGCTCCACGCTCAATTCCAATGCTCAAAGGTCGGTATTCCCGCATCTTCAACAGGATCGTAGCCGCAGTTTCCCTGATGTCCCACCGCCCGTAAACAATCTCTTTAACAAACCATTTGCCATCTTCTGTTACCTTAACAACAGCAATGGCAGTCTGATCTAGCCTTTTCTTGGAATTAGCAGCTTGTCTAGCCACTTCTTCAAACCCTGCCAGATCGACAGCAATGTAGTACGAGCCATGTTCAGGTTCTTCTCCATATTTAATCCATTCTTCTTTAAAAACGTCAGAGCCAGCATTGTCAAAACTGGCAAGGTATTCCTGCTTGAAAGCAAAGGAACTCAGGGTCTTCTTGGCAGACTCAATCTCATCAGGGTCTATCAGGGGGTTGTCTTTGGTAGTGAAGTGCCACGACTTCCAATCAGGATCACTACCATCCTGACCCAAGTTGTACAAATCGTAGAACCAGTTCCTACCCTTGGGAGTCCCGATCATCATGCACCGACCCTTTTTATCACTCAGTGACGCACGAATCACCTGTTCCCAAGTCTCAGGCTTAATGTCAGCTACCTCATCCAACACCGCATAAGTCAAGCTGACACCCCGTAAGGTATCAGGTCTGTCTGATCCCCTCACATATATCTTTGCGCCGTTAATCAAGGTCACTTCCATATTATTGACATGGCTAGACTGAATGATCTCCCTGCCAATGTCCAAGAGTACATCCCAAATGATCTGCCTAGCCTGACCTTGGGTAGGGGCAACGTATAGCACCGCACTACCAGCAGGGCAACTCAACCCCTCTATTAATAGTGTCGTGACAGCTAACCTAGACTTACCGCACCGCCGTCCAGCTACGACAACCTTGAACCTCGTCTTGTCGGCGTAGACTTCCTGTTGCCAAGGGAGGAGCGCAAAGTTCAAGTCAGCCATTCTTAGCCTCTACGTCTTGGATGTCGTCTGGATCAATCGTAGTTGCCTCTACTGTAGGTGCGCCTATGCCAGTGATTGTGATGTTGACTGCACTCCTCTGGCCTTTATCCTTGTCAAACATGGATATAGGAAGTGTCCTGTCCACACACATCTTGATAGCCGCCATCTGAGCAGGGTGGTTGTCGTTCAACGCAATTGAAATCATCTTCTCCACAACATCCTTACCACTCGACCTGATAAGCATATCCTTCAAGTCCTTGATTCTCTGGCTGTCAGTCTTGGGCAACGCAAGCTCAGGATTCCTTGCGTACTCCTGTATCTGACGCTTTAAACCGTAAATACCTTTAGGTCTGCCAGCTTTCTTCTTCTCTAGCTGCGCCTGTGGCTCGTCTTGGATGCCGTCAATCTGTTCTATCTTCACGATTATCCTTGTGCGTTATGGGCGTGATAGGTGGGGACTATAGCAAATTGTGGCTTGATATGGTAGATTTATCAGCGTTGGCGCATAGTACCCGAATGATTTCCCTTAAGGTTATCTAATTACTAATTCGGAACTCCCTGCGCCAACACCTCTTTTTTTCGTAGCGGGGAGTGGGGGAGTTGCCCCTTTTTCTAATTTAGCTTTTTGAGGGGGGCGGATGCTCCCACAACTTTGACCGACCGACCGCACCCCCTCCCCCCCCATCGAAAGTTATCCACAGGCAAATTGCCAGATGCGAGTTATCCACAGGAAACTGTGGATAGTGTGGATAACTTCTGTAAGCTGTTGATTTTGCTAGTGTTTTTCTAGACGCTTACAAACGGCTGACAAAATCCATTTAATACAATGTCCATTATGTTAACTCAAAATCATAGAAAGTATTACTGATTTGGGCATTCTGAGATGCAAACTGCAACCAGACTGTGCATATGTGGATAACTTGCCCTCCGATCTGTGGATAACCTGTGGATAACTTTTGGCTCGGCGGATTCTGGCTGGCGGAGGCGGAGAGGGAAAGAGGCGGATGGTGCATTATTGGGGGACATTCCATATTATGGGATTGCATTTCACATTATGAAATGGTGTTTAGAGATCGTAACCAAGGATAGCAATAACTCTAGCCACGCAATGCCTCTAATCCTCGTCAGAATCGCCTACAACAGGTTTATATGGCTCTCCCTTATCTACCCCTAAGAAATCATATAAATCGTTTCTAGGGCGGTATCCAAGTTCCCATAAGATGGCGTAGCAGTCCAAGGCATTCTTAAAGCCATTGGTGATGTTCCCTTTGCCGGCACACAATAGGATTGTCCTTTGTTCCTCAGTCAGCTTCCGCCTGAACTGGACAGTGTTGATCTGAGGACTCGCCATTACTTCCTCTTTGGCGGTAGGTTAAACATCTTCGGCGCATCACCACCGCCGTAAATAGGTTCAAGGTCATCGACCATATCGTCAAAGCCTGAGCCTTTGCCAAAGTCATCACCAGCTTTGAACCTCTTGACCTGTGCGGTTGGGTCAAACGCTTTGGCCTTGATGATGAACTGGATTGCTGGCTCATTGATGATGGCCTCAAACTCTTCCAGAGTCCAGATGGTTAGGTCTTTGCGTAGCTTTTGCAAATCAATGCAATCATTTATCGTTTCTGTAACTGCCATGATCTGACCTGATTGAGTTTTCCATTCAACGAATCTGATGTTTGTGGGGCTTGGGTTGATCTCATTATCTTCACCCCATTTCTCTAGATGGTCATAACCTTTGACCATCCCTGCAATTGCTTTACGCAGCCGTTCAATGTCTTTGTGATCGATGGCATCCCAAACCCTAGCCATCTGACCCCAAAACCTCTCCCTAAACTCACTGTCAACTAAAGTAATCAATCTCTCACAACCCCATTTCTGGTGATGTTCCTCTTTCCTTGACTCAAGTTCAACCAAAACCGCACTGGCTTGAATATCCCAAGTAGTTGGCTCATACCTTTTAATCTCAACTTTAGGAACATCTTTTCTTAACCGTGATTTAACCATTTTCAATTTCCTTTCAAAAACGACAAAGAGACAAAGGGACAGGAGACAAACCTCTTGTTTATAGACAAGAGGTGGTTTGTCCCCATCTCCTCGAAAAGACATTTGGGACATTTGTCCCTGTTTGTCTCGTTTGTCACTGGATAGATGTACAGCATCTAATTATCCAAACTGGATTTCAACCAAACCCAATTTGACCCAATGACAATCTTATTTACGCTAACAAGACGCTCCCTAGCACGAAGCCATGCTTTCTTAAAGGCCGTCTTATCATCCTCAGTACACCCTTTCATAGACCAGAATTCGGCTCTCCAATCGTCCAAACTGACTCCATACCTACTAGTACCATCTACTTCACTGTATGTTCCTTTAGACTTAATCACTTTCATTAACGAATCCATCTCAATCCGCTGATTGTTGCCGCTACCTGAGTTGTTTTTAGACCCTTTAGGCTTGTCATTTGCGATGTCGGGGTTGTGCCTGATGGCTAATGAGGTGGTAATTTCAAACCCAAGGTCTGATGTTCCAATCTCCACCAGCACGATTTCAATGCCGATCTGGATGCTATCTGCACCGTCTTTTTGTTTGCTAACGGTCAAGATTGCGTTACCTATGACGCTTGAATCTGCTGAGTTGATAACTGAATCCTGCCGCTGTATCTCAAGTTCAGTGTCTACAGCACCTAGCAAGGAGCTATGACCTCGCAAGCCCTTACTGATGTCCTTACCACTATGATGAATTACCATCAAGGCACATTCGAAGAGTTCTTGGAGTTTTCCTGCTTGGGTGATGAATGCACCCATGTCTTCAGAACTGTTCTCGTTAAATCCACCGCCAGACATACGCATCAGGGTATCAAGGATGATGATCTCTAAAGGTTCACCTATCTCAGCTATCAGGTCATTGATTGCGTTGAGTAGTTCTATGAAGTCTTCGGGACTTGATCTCAGGTTGAGTTGCGCCCTGATGATGTACAGGTTTGCGCCATCTGGACTTTGATTCTGTATCTTGCAAGCCTTCACCCTTGCGCCCATACCGCCATGACCCTCACCACATATATATAAGACTGCGCCTTTCTTGGGTATCTTGTAACCCATCCAATCTCTGCCTGTTGCAATCGCCTCTGCCAAATCAAGGGAGATGAATGACTTGTATGAGGCAGGGGGTGCGTAGAGAGCTACAAATGCTTTCTTCGGGACAATTGACTGCACGAGCCACTCAACTGGCTCATCTTTAATTGAGTCCCAAGACTCGACCAGTAATCTGGAGGGTTTTGCTTCTTTGACGGTAGCACTAGATTCTTTTGGTTGTGGCTCAGGCACATAATCATGCAGCCTTGATGGTTGCCATACATCTTCTACAGACTTGACGATAGGACAGGCTTTTGCCAGTTGTGCCAACAGCGACCTTGAACCGTCATACCTATTGACCCACTCATAGGCATCTTCCTTGGGTTGAGTAAGGGGTAAATCCAAGACCCTGATGCTCTTTGTGCTACCTGATCCAAGTAAGGACTCAACAATCTTATGGGCGTAACCCCATCCAGCGGCATCATTGTCGGGAACTATCACGACATTTGCGCCAGCAAAGTACTGGTTCAAGTCCTGATTCCAACCACCAGCACCAGCGTGAGAGGTGGTCGCCACTACCCCAAGACTGCATAAGCTATCTGCCGCTTTCTCACCCTCAGTTATATATATGACTCTGCCATCGGCAATTGCTTGTCGCAGTTCGGGGAGTCGGTAGGGGATGATGCGGCAGTCACCTAACTTGCCTACTCGACTGCCATCGGGCATGACTCGTAAGGTCTTATATGTCTTTCCTTTGATGTCATTGGTCTTATATCTTTGCTTGAGAAAGAGGGAGATGCCGTCCTCATCAACGTAATGCCATTCATGCTCAAGTGTCATGACTGTCGGGGTTGTGGCCTGTGAACTGTTAGATATCGGCTTGATGCTGGACAGGTATTCAGGTCTATCTGGTAGCTGCGGGAGTATGCCCATGTCCTTGATGGTGCTGAACACTGTGTGCTGGTCGCAGCCACCGTGACATTTGAAGAGGTAATTCCCGTCAACTGATTCGGTGATGGATAGGGATGGATGCTTATCTCCCTTACCTTGACCGTGATCGGGTACGGGGCATGATGCTAGGTAACCATTGCCTACCTTTTTTGCATTGCCCAAGGTAGTGGCTATTTGTTGTGCTGACATTTAGTTATCTTTCTGTGAGTATTCGCCATGCTGTTGCAGCACATAATGGGACTTGTCCATTTCCAATGGCTTTAAGTCTGTCCACCCTAGCGGCCACCCCATCAGCCACTCGACCCACATCGGGTTCAATTTTCCACCAGCTTGAGCCGCAAGCGTAGGAGTATTTCTGTTCATTTCGCTCGGCGCATTCGTTTCTTTTGAATTGTGTGCTGTTGGGGTTGTAAACTTCTCCCTCAATGCCACAACTTCCTCTAAATTGCCCTTGTGACCCTTTTCTATGTCCAATCTGATTTTTACTGGCCGGGTCATTTGACATCTTGGGGTAGGCCATGTTTGTTCCGACAATCCAGATTCTGTCCCTCTGATGGTTTGCTCCAACGTTAGCTGCTCCCAACACTCCCCATTTCGCATCAAACCCCATTGAGGCCAAGTCTCCGAGAACTCGTCCAAGTCCCCTAGAAGTGAGCATTGGTGAGTTTTCCACGAACACGAATCTGGGTCGTACTTCACGAATGATGCGAGCCATTTCTGACCACATCCCTGATCGTTCTCCGTCAATTCCTGCGCCTTTTCCTGCGGCACTGATGTCCTGGCATGGAAACCCGCCAGATACGACATCAACAATTCCTCGCCAAGGTTTTCCGTCAAAGGTTTGTACGTCATCCCAAATCGGGAAAGGCGGGAGAAGACCATCATTTTGTCGGGCGCACAATACGCTTGCTGGATAGGCTTCCCACTCGACTGCACAGACTGTTCTCCATCCAAGCAACTTGCCGCCGAGTATTCCTCCACCAGCGCCTGCGAATAAAGCCAACTCATTCATACCACCTACCAAAGTTAAAGAGACAAAAAAACCAGAGTTCTCCCCCGAAAACTCTGGTGCTGGTTAGTTCAGTGTTTAACTAAACATCTCATCATCATCCATTGCTGGTGTAGTTACTGGCTTGGCCTTGATAGGGCTAGGTGCTGGTTTAGCGGGTACTGGTGCTGAGATTTCGGGATCAAAGCCGCCTGAGTTGTCATCTGACAATGCCGCTGGTCTTGCTACCCAACCCGTTACGTTGAACTCAGGTACACGAGTGCTACCTTTACCAACCTTTTCGGGTCTACTACCCTTGTACTCCACCACTGGCAACTTGCCAGCGTTAGCAGATGCCTGTGCTTGCACTTGTTTCCATAAAGCCTCTAAGCCCATGTTTGCACCCGCACCGTTGGCACTGTACTCAACAACACCCATTGTCTTGTTGAAGAAAGTTGCTTTGAATCCACGCTTATGCTCGGCACTTGGCTGAGAACCTTTCTGACCAAGACTGCCATCAGGGAAGAATTCAAAGATGCCAGTAGCAATCAGCAACCAACCTGTTTCAAGGTTCTCATGGTCAAAGACAAACTTCTCTAAGATGAACTCGCCATCTTGGTTTGACCATGCGTTTGCTTGTGGGCTGAATCTAATGTAGTTACCGTTACCACCGCCTGAGTTACTGAGGTTTAAATTCACAATGTTTCCTTTTAAAAGTTTTAAGAATGTGACAGATGTCACGGTTGGGGGATTCATATTAAAGATGTTTGTTCTTGCTTGGGTCTTACATCCTCAAATAATCTTGGTTGCGCTACTGCTTGTTCTATGCGTTGGCAAGCAATGTCAAAGTATTTAGGTTCACGCTCAATGCCAATGAACTTGCGTCCCATCTGGATAGCGGCTACGCCTGTAGTGCCGCTTCCCATGAAGGGGTCGAGGATTGTTTCTGATTTTGGGCATAGGGTAATTACCCATTTCATAACCTCAAGCGGCTTTTGTGTTGGGTGATAGCGTTCTTCATTACCTTGACGAATCATGCCATTCCATCGCCACTGAAGTCTACGAACAGCTTTATCCCAATTAGTCCATGCAAGTTCACAATCGGCAAAATCGTTGTCACCATTCAATTTGTCCCATACAAGCCAGCATGACGTAGGAGGTAATGTGAAATAGTTTCCACCAAAAAATGCTTGGTGTTGTCCTTTTGTGCGTATTAAATCAATCAGTTCATTTGATGGCGGTGCTTTGTCCCAATCAAAATCACCATAGTCTTTTGGAGCCGCCAACTTTCCACGGCTTGCAACTTTTTTACTGTTTTCATTGATCCCATAAGGTGGGTCAGTAATCACCGCATCAACCTTTGGCAAGGTTGGCAGAATGTCCATGCAATCCCCCAAGTACAGGGTTGCATCTCCGATTGTTTCGATTCTTGTATTCATGGGGTTGGGATTATTGACTCAAACCTTTGTCTCTGGCAAGGGTCAATCCTGAAGATATGCGGGAAGTTAACTCATCAAGACCAAGTCTTTGTTCCTTTGTTAGCAGTTTCTCTGCCGCTGCTGGGGTGATGAGTTCTTGCTTGACGATCTGGTCAATGTTGAGTCCACGAGCTAAAAGGTGAGTAACAACACCTGATTCATCAGTCCAAGACCTCAACGCACGTTTGGGTGCAAGCTGCCATCCATCAATAACTGCACCAGATTCCATGCGTTTTAAAGCATGATCTCGTACTGCCTTGATGTAGTCCTCAACCATGTCAAACTTAGTCAGCAAGACGCTGATTTGCTCTTCTGTGAGCATCTCTACAGGGGGCGAAACATGGACAGTCTCAACGATATTTGCTTGTGCAGGGCAGATTGTTTTAGCTGGACAGTACTGACAGGCAGAGTCTGAGGGGACGGGCGGGAATGCAGGATTCAGGGAATTATCAATTGCTGGATGAAGTACGTAGTGTTCCCAATCCACGAGTTCCTGAGTGGTCATTTTGTGCTTTCTGACCTCACCGTGAAAGGGTTGGATGATCCAGAGTTCAACCTTGTCAATGTCTTGGTACAGGTTAAATTCTTCCATAGCTGCCAGTGCGTAAAGGCGTAGCTGGTCATTGTCTTCACTGACGTAGCCTCTACCAGTTTTAAGGTCTGCAATGATGATCTTGCGTTGCTCATTGCCGATACCTATAACGTCAGCAGTACCACCGACTTTGTGTGTTGCTCTGTCTACATAGGGTAGGAACTTCTCAACGCTAACGCATCCCTTACCCAACTCATCCTCAATAGCCCAAATAGCTTTAAGGTGCTGAAGTGCAAACTCGCAGTTCTCCTCAGTCATCAAGATGCCCTCATAGACCTTGCCCTCAAACTTCATCGGGTCTAAGTCACGTTTGAAGCAATGCTCTGCTAAGGCATGAATTGCAGTACCCATCTTCGCCGCATCGCCTCCCTCAACGTAAGGCATGAGGCTTGAGAGTCTGGCAGAGGCGGGACAGGCAATCCAACGGGCTGATGCAGAGGCTCTGAGGTTTAGTTGTTTGATTGCCATGATGTTCTTTCAGCGTGATGTTGATTGATTAAAAGTTGATAGGCAAGTTGCCTGATTTCGTGAGTTGCTGAATGACCTAAGTCTTCGGGGTCAAGTAGTTGTTTCAAGAAACTTATGTTTGCAAGGTTTTGCTTGCGTTCCTTTTCGAGTTCAGAGGCAAGCCAGACGATATGCTCACGCATTGCTTGACGTTCTTTATCATCCATTTCTGTACCCCCAAAGTGCAATCAAACTGGCATCTGATCTGCCATCATCCTTGACTCTTTTAAACAGAACTAAATCACGAGGGAACAACTCCATTGCTCTGGCTCTAGACCCGTCCTTACCGCCTACAACTCCCATAGCTTTGATCCAAGTCTGCGGGGTCATCAAAGTGGTCTTGATGCGTAAGGCTGTGAGTGATCCCTCAACGACCCCAAGGCTGCGGGCTAGACTAAAGACACTGGTAACGCCTTGCCCACTCATAGCAAAGACCTTTTCTACATAAGCCTCAGTAGGGTCAAAGTCCTTGATGATGTCAACGAGTTCAGGCACTGATACCTGACGCTTATTCTTACCGTTGCGAGTCAATGTCACTGTGGGCATATCCTCAACCCTTACCAGTTCACCATCGACCACAAGGGCAATAGCACCGTTTAGACCGCAGTCAATACCAATGGTGCGCCTAGTCATTGAGAAGCCCTCTGATGGCCTTAAAACGAGCCTGAATCAGGGAATTCACCGACTCATCTAACCGCCTGATGGTGGTGACAAGTGGTATGGTTTTACCTGTGGCGTATCGGGAGACTTGAGCAGGGTGAAAGCCAGCATGACGAGCAACATCGGTGATGGTGTAGCCAGCCACTTCAGCCTTTTCCTTAATGTTTTCAATGGTTTGCATAGTTTGTGTTGTCATAGTGGGGAGGAGTCTAAAGACTTTTAATCCATTGGTCAAGCCCTTTGTGATTTAATAGTTGAGTTAATTGTGGGGGATTAGTTACAGGGTAGTTGACAAGGTAGTTAATCGGTATATGATTCACTACATCAACAACGCAACAGGGGAACAAAATGAAAGCAGATAGATTCACTAACCTACATATTGCCAAGCATTCAAACAATGTATTGAGAACAGAATATGTTGTATCAAGTGATACAGATACATGGAGTGTTACAGAACGTAATAACGAATGGTGTGTTGTGCATCAAGGTCGTACATATCGACCAGTTACCTCAACCCCACAAGGTCAAACTATTTTGCAATTTGTACAAGATCAGTTAGCAGCCGCCTAACCAACCCAAGGGGGCGCAAGCCCCTATACATAGAAAGCACAACATGAACAAATACTTTACAAGCAAAGAATTTCGCGCTGGCTTTGATGTAGCATCATTGTGCGAGTCTTGCGACAAATCTAAATCTAAAGATTGGATTGATGGTTGGAATCATTACCAAGACAAAATGACTGCAAGCGAAACAGCTTGCTGGTTTTAAATTAACAACAAGGGGCGCAAGCCCCATCTTTAAGGACAACCATGTACCCAATTGAAGAATCAGAAGCAAACGAGATACGGCTTGAAGCCATGTACCTCAGACGCTACAACAACCAGTTGCTCAACCACCCCGATTGCCGTGACCCCAACCACCCAACCTGTGAACTCTGTGATGAGGAGAATGATGATGACGCTTAAAGAAACCTTTCAGGCCACAATAATCGGCTTGATTCTGGCTGTGCCTTTCCTGATTGAGATTGCAAAGGAGTTAGTGAAATGACACCATTACAAGACTTCTGCCAAGAACCTCGTTCAATGGAAGAGTTAGAAGAGGCTGAATTTAAGCCTCACAGCGTCTATAACGCCGTCAAAAAGGGTGACTTGAAGAACGTCAAGGCAACAGACGATTGGGGGCGTAAAACGCATGGTAAGGGCTTGTTCCTGTCCACCGTGACACCTATTCCCTATAACGCAACCCTGTTAGTGCAAGCATGGAATACACAACCACAAGGAGAGACAGCATGAGTCTGCATAAAGAATTAAAAGAACTGGTTACCAAGATTGCACCCCCCAGAAACATTCTTGGTGGTTTCATGACCCGTAACGACATCATCCAACTGATTGAAAAGGTAGCTGATGAGGCATC